TATGTAAGAAGGTTCATTATGATACTATTTCATTGAACAAAGCCTTTGAGCTTAAGTTATTGCCTGAGCCATCATTAGTGGTGCATAGAATTTTTCTCAAGAAAGAAGTAGAGAAGAAGATATGGGATTTCCATTATAGAAAACCTCGTAAAGGTACTAACATCACTAAATTTTGCAAGCACGATGAACTCAATAAAGTTCTTTTCTCCTACCCCAAAGCAGTTGGCATTGTTTTACAAGGAAGTGAGCAAGAATACTATGATTCAATAAGTAAGCAAATGGTGTATTACCAAGGACTCTCAGAGGACATGGAAATACCTTATTTAGTTAGGCAAGGTTGTAGAAATAAGTTCCTTAACATTGCATCAAATAGAAAGAAATTTCTAGCAGAAGTTAAGACTGAAAGTGTGAAAGATTTAGTTAAAGAGTTTAGGATAGATGATGTAAGATTTATATGCTTTACAGGATCAATTAAACAGGTTCAGGAACTTGGTGCAGACAATGCAGTGCACTCTAAGAATGTTAAAGGAAGGAATCAAGAACTAATTGATTGCTTTAATAATATGGAGTGTAAAGAGCTGTTTGCAGTTAAGATGTTGAGAGAAAGTGTTAATCTAACACAAATAGAAAGAGGCATTATAACACAATTAGATAGTGGTATAGGTTCTTTCTTTCAAATGTTAGGAAGATGTCTTAGACATGAGTTTCCTGAAATGCATTTACTTGTAGTACAGGATACCAAAGATGTTGAATATTTTAATAAATCAATGAATAATTTTAATAAAGATTTTATAACATGGCGTTAGAGAATATCACGATACCAGTTAGCATTATTGTAGAGAATAAACTGTCAATTAATGACTATTTAATTCTATACGATATTGCAAGTGGTGGGTCTATCAAAGGTCTAATCAATTGTAGTATAGGAGAATTGGTGAGTCTGGAGCAGAAAGGATTTATAAAACTAGCAGATAATACCGTGTATTTAAGAGATAAAGCTTCTGTATTCTTCTCCGTTAGTGAGGACTTGTTTCTAGAGTGGCTGAAAACTTATCCTGTACAGGTTAAGAGGAAGCATGGAGGCAAGAGGGCTTTATCACCTGACAAAGAAGATACAATACTAGGTAAGAAACTGAGAAAGAAATGGACAATGGTTTTTAAAAAGAACATTGAAGCTCAGAGGAAAGCTATTAGAGTATTGGAATTACAATTAAAAGACATGAGTAAGTCAGGCGACCTAGAATATATGGTCGAGGCTTCCCGATGGTTAAATGAGGGATATCACGAGAAGTATTCATACCTTCTAGATAGTGATAAAGGTGACAATTTGTATGAAAATGAAGATTATATGTAATGAATAGAACAGATATGACAGTTGGTCAAAAGGCCTTACATACATCAACAGTATGTAGAACAATTATAAAGAAGAGAAGAGAAGCTTGTAAATTAACAAATTCTATTAAATCTCAAATAATACAACTAGAGCTTGAAGCTAAGAGAATCAAGAGAGAGACTAAGGCTTATGAAAGGGCTATTTGTGAATCAGAAGATATTGAGCACAAGTTTGTAGTTAGTATTCTTGCAGGAAAGACTAATAAGAAGAAAGAAGTTCATAATCTTAAAAGTCTTGTAAATGAAGGGGTATAGGTGTAAAACATGTGGTACTGGATACAGTACTCCAGAAAGTACTCCACCACCGAGTCCTAATTGGGCTGATGGTCATAAGTGTGATATGGTTGAAGTAGAGAGTAAAATTTCAGCCAATAAGTCAAGACAACCTGGAAGAATATTTCCAGTAGGGTTGCGTGATGGTCATTACACTCAAGATAAGATAGAAGAGGAAAGAGAAGCTAGAATGCGTATCATAGCTCAGAATGGTAATACAGGAGAGCATTATGAGTAGAGGTCTAATTATAACAAGCACTAAAGCTGATGGATCTGGTGCAAAAGAATTTGAAGGATTTCCAGTAAGTGATTGTGGTAATTACTGGGGAACAACCAAAGAGTTAGCTAATCAAGCTATGGAAGATTCAGCCTTTGATGAATCTATGAAGGAAATAAAGAGGCTAAGAATGGAGGCTAGAGATCACAATGCACTTGGTAGAAAGCCTACTAGGAGAGAACGACGTAAACTAGAAAGGATGAGGAATGGAAGAAAATAAAAGCCTTATTGGAAAAGTAAGAGAAAGAGTTAATGAGCTAATTGGAATCAAGACTAAGAAAGATGCAGGAGCAATATTTTGTATTCCTTTCGAGAACTACCCTAAATTGACATCGTCAGTTCCTGGTGTTGTTCCTGGAATGATACAGATGGTTACTGCAGGCTCAGGTGTTGGTAAAACTCAGCTTACTAAAGCTCTATATGTTAGAGAGCCCTTAGAGTATGCATTAAAGAATAATATCAATTTAAAGATATTCTATTTTGCATTAGAGGAATCAAAAGCTGAGTTTCTTGACACCATGATATGTAACTTTATATCATCAAGATGTAATATCAAGATGGATTTATTAACATTGCAGGGATTTAGAGAGAAATCTTTAACCCAAGATAGAATGGATTTAATTGAGCAACACATTGATGATATTGAGGCTCTACTAGAGAGAGTTGAAGTAGTTGATTCTGTTTATAATCCTACTGGTATCTACAAATATTGTAGAGATCATGCAGATAAGAATGGAAAACACATCTATGAAGACAAAGTATTCATTAAGAAGAAGATTGATGAAGACGGGAATTATTATACTGTAAAAGAGAATACAAAAGTTTACAGTCATTATGTCCCGAATGATCCAACAGCATTTACTATTGTAATTGTGGATCACATGAGTCTATTAACTCCTGAGAGAATTAAGGATACTGGACACATGATGAATCAACATCAGACTATGGCTCATTGGAGTACTAACTATGCGTTAAAGCAGGTTACTAAACATTGGAATTGGGCTGTTGTAAATGTAATACAGCAGGAGCAATCAGGTGAGAAAGAGCAATTTACCAATGCAGGACAGAGTATTCAGAAGAAGACTGAACCTTCCTTAGCAGGTTTTGCAAATAACAAGGAGATTCAGCGTGATGCTAAAGTTGTCCTTGGTGTTTATTCACCAGATAGATATGGATTTGATGACTATCATGGTTATGATGTAAGAAGATTTAGAGACTGCTTTAGAGCTGTTAAAGTATTAAAGAATAGATTTGGTGCTCCAAACAAGTATCATCATTTCTTATTCGACGGTGCTACTAATAGATTTAAAGAGTTACCTAAAGCTGATGACAAAACTGATCTGATTCCTTTTGAGAATGCAGCAGATAAACTATTGGGGAGGGTTAGTGCTCCTCGTAAACCTAAAAATTTCGGACAATAATGGAAAAACAATTTAAACCAGAGTTAATACCTAACTCTAAAACAGGTCAAGAATTTGAGCTGACTAAGAATATAGTAAATCCATTTGACTACATGGCATCACTTAAGCATGATGGTGGTAGAGTGGAAATACCTATGTCAGGGCCAGGATTAAGTAGAGAGCTTAAAGTCCTTGCCTCTGGTCATATTCAAGCAATGGTTAAAGATATTCAAGACAATGCAATGCTTTGTCCTGGAGATATGTTAGAGTGTGAGTTTTACTCACCTGAAATGACATTCTCTGAGATAATGCATTTCTTTAAGTCAAGTGATGTAACATCTGACAAGAAGAAAAAGTATTGGGCTAAAGAGTGGGAGAAGACAAATCAAGGTACTAGTACTTATACTAAGACTAAGAATGGTCAACCTTATGAGCAAGGATGGGAATTTGTAGGTAGAACACCTGAATGGTTATGCACATGGCATGATTCATTGAAGTTGTATGCTTTCAATCTAGTTAATACTAGGAATCTTGGTCAAAATAAGATGAGTAGAAATTTTGATTTAATTACGATAGTTAGAAGTTATAATGATTATTCAATTAATGATAACTTAATGTATATTGAGCAATATGATTTCCATACTCACCAAGAGATTCAGAATTTCTATGAACATGCATTGTTTATCGAAGAAGAAGGAATAGTACTAGTTAGAAAGGATGCTCTATACAAATACGGTAGACATACAATGAATTCAGGTAATATCTTCAAGATTAAAGAAGATAAGCTAGAATTTGATGGTGTTATTGTGAGTGTAGAAGAAGCTACGGAGGCTAGAGAAGGTGCTGAGAAGACTATTAATGAATTAGGTCGTAGTAAGACCTCTCAGTTAAAAGAGGACAGGATACCTTCTGGAATTGCTAAAGGATTCAGAGTAAGAATGGAAGATGGTAGAGAACTAGTGGTGTCTTTAAATGGATACAACAATGAAGAGAAGAAAGCATTGTTAGTTAATCCTACTGATTTTGTTGGTGAATGGATTAGATTCACAGGCATGGCTCCAGTTAAACACGGTGGTGTACCTAGACAAGCTAGATATACTAAAGGTAATATTAGAGACGCAAAGTAATGGCAATACACATAGAGACAGTAGGGTATATTTCAATACATCCTTCTAAAATAAGACAAGTTAGAGAGTGGGTTAGTAAACATCAACTCTCTGACATGGATTGTCATGAAACGGAAATACTAACAGATGTTGATGCTGATGCATTAGTTGATGCTGTAGATTTCATGCCCAAGAAAGAGATTGAAGAATTGATAGAGAAATGTGACGTAATTAAATTTTATTGGTAAATGAGAAATAACTTAATAGGAATATCAGGTAAGATGGGCTCTGGAAAGGATGAAGTATTCAAAATTATCCAAGAGTTGACGAGTAATAAGTTCCAGAACAGAAAGTTTGCAGATCAGTTGAAAGATACTGTGTGTATGTGGATTGGTTGTTCTAGAGAGCAGTTAGAAGACAGAGATTTTAAGGAATCTCCATTAGGTGAAATGTGGGATCATTATGTAGTAACATCAAGTTATGGTGCTCCAGATGAAATTTATCTTGAAGATCCAGGTATGGTTCATTCTCGAAAGAGACAGATGACACCTAGATTAATGTTGCAATTATTAGGTACTGAAGCAGGTAGAGAAATCATTCATCCAAACATTTGGGTTAATGCTTTATTTGCTGATTTTAAACCTTTAGATCCTGAGAAAGCATTTAGTAATGGTGATGTTTTGGATTACACTGATTGTACTTTCCCTAATTGGGTTATTACAGATTGTAGATTCCCTAATGAAGCTGAAGCTATAATGGAAAGAGTAGGTATTGTTATTAGAATCTCAAGAGGAGATGGCAATACTGGAACTCATGCTTCTGAAACAGCACTTGATGATTATACTTTTGATTATCATATTGATAATAATGGAACATTAGACGATCTTAAAAAGAATGTTGAATGGATTCTAAAAACAGAAGGAATAATATGATAGTATGTGCAACGTGTGGTTCCCATGACATAGAGGAGTTAAGATGGGTTGGTGTTAATAATGGTATCTCTAAAGGTAAGCAATCTGAAGAGGTTGATGACCAATGGTGTAGTAAATGTGAAGAACATGTAAATTTTAAAGATACAGATACATTATGAGCCAAATTAGAGAGTACGATCACACTGAAATTAAAGCAATTATAGCTATTGATTTTGACCTTACAATATGTATGAGTCATTATCCTAAGCTAGGATTGGAAAGAGAGAATGCAGGTAATGTTATTAGGCAACTAGTAAAAGATGGATATGGTGTAATAATTAATACATGTAGAGAAGGATTAGCAGTAGCTGATGCAATACATTGGTTAGAGACTCATCAGATTCCATATCACTATTTGAATTGTAACTTTCCTCATATTATTGAATTGTATAGTGCAGACTGTCGTAAGATATCAGCAGATCTATACATTGATGATAAGTGTCTAATGGGATTGCCTCATTGGAATGAAATTTATAATATATTAAATCAAAGATCATGGGTAAGAAAGTAAAAAAGAAGGTTCTTGCTAAAAGGATAAAACTAGCTGAAGCACTTGCTGATCAAAAAGACAAAGATGTTACATTCCTTGAAAAAAAGCTCAGAGAAGAAGTAGTTATTAATCAGGATAATAGGATGAAATTAAAGCTAATAAAGTTGTCTATGTCAATGAATTTTGGTATCTTTAACCAGTCTAAGAGACGTATTAATCACATTAAAAATATAATTAAATAATGAGTAAAGAAGAGAGTAATTTTTTTGACAGAAAGGAGTTCAAAGCTGATCCTAAACTTCCTGAACATGGTGAATACGACACCAAGAATTTTGATAATGATATGAACTCTTGTGGGATTACTGACATAGAGTCATTCCAAAAGAGACACATTGAGTTATTCAGCAACTTGGTTGTAGATTCAAATGAACAAAATCCTGTTGCAACAGTTTGTAAGAAGATTGAGACTGCATTCTCTAAGAGAGAGATTGCTTTCTTAATGTCTAAGGACTTATTAACAGCAGCGTATAAACAAAGTTTAGAATCATTAAAACAAGATAAAGATGGCAAATAAAATTTTAGTAACAGGCTATAGTGGAACAGGAAAGACCTATTCACTAAGGAATTTAGATCCTAAAACAACATTCATCATTTGCCCTGATGAGAAAGCTCCACCATTTAGAGGTTGGAAGAAGAATTACATCATGAAGGATGAGAAGGGTAAATTCAATCCTGCAGTATGTAACTATTTCAAGACAACTAACTGGGAGATGATCAAAAGTGCAATGACATTTGTTAGCAATAGCAGACCAGATGTTAAGACTATCGTAATTGATACAATAACTTACGCAATGATTGGTGAGTTTATGGAGAAAGCTAAAACAGTAGGTTTTGCTAAGTTTACTGAGATGGGTGATAATGTTTATAAGACATTAAAATCTATTGATGGACTTAGAGAAGATTTAACTGTTGTAGTTATGGCTCATACAGAGGTTAAGAGTTTTAATGGTGTTGACAGAACTGTATTTGGTGTTCCAGGAGGAAAGCTAGTGCAGGATGTAGTTAAGCCAGAAGGGATGTTCTTATACATATTAGAAACTATTGTTCAGAAGAAAGGTAATGACATAAGTTATGGCTTTATGACCCAGAATAATACAACTAACATGGCTAAGAGTCCAGAAGGAATGTTTGATGCTCAGATTATTGACAATGACATCCAAGCAGTATTAGATGCTATCACTAAATATGAAGAGGGATAGCATTAAGATAGTTCTAGAACTGCCCGTGTAGGGTAGGAAGGTTCTTCCTAATTTGGAGGATTAAATGGATCTGCAAAATTTCCAGCCATCATTCTAGACTTAAACAACAAAAATTTAAACAACAACAAATAAACAACAACAATTATTATGAGTGAAATTAAAATCATTTTCGGAACAAAGAGATTAGGTCAATCAGCAGCAGTAGTTTCAGCAGCTAAATATCCTAACAAAGCAGTTATTACTGTTGAAGGAGTAAAAGGAGCTAAGAAGTCAAGAAGAATATTAATGAATGCTAAAGCTGCAGAATTATTAGGATGTACTGTTGGAGAGCTTCAAGAGTTATCATTTGGATGGCCAGAATTAGGCCCTGACTCACCAAAGCAAGTATTAATTGCTAACTCTGCTACATTTGCAGAAGAGCCAGGTATAACTTACAGAACATCTAAGAACAAGGTTTCTTTTGGAGAAGATACATCAGAGAAAGGTAAAGCAATTACTTCTTCTCACGTATGTAACGAAATCTTTAACTTTCTAAATTTAGATGATTCAGCTAATGCTGAATTTGAGTTAAATGCATTTGACAATCCAAGCTTAGAGGCTTTTACATTAGATGCAGTAAGTGCAGATAATGCAGTTATTGAAACTAACATTGGAGAAATGAATGCTGAAGAAGTAGTGAATAGCACTATGGCTGAGGTTCAGGCTGCAGAAGAAGCTAATCCAGTTTTAGAACAAATTGAAGAGCCTCAAAGTGAGAATCTTGAAATGTCAGGGAGTGCAGTTTCTAACACTTCAGATTGGTTATAGTATTTAATTAGTAAAGGGTCAAGGGGATACACCTAATAAGTATCCCCAATTTTTAAAATAACAAATATAGATTATGAGTGGATTTGCAAAAGGTCAAGAAGTAGGTGAAGGTTCAGTAAGAAAATTATGGACAGGAGCTGAAAATTTTAAAGTAGTGTCAGTGAACCCTACAAAAGTAGAGTTAGAGGCTATTTATGGTCGTGATATCAAGTTTGATCCTGAGTACATTGGAGAAACAGAAGTTAAAGATGGTGATGGTGAAAGAAAAGTTCCACAAATCAGATTAGATTTCTATTTAGCAAATGAGGAAGAAACTGTAACAACTAAGATACAGTTTTATATTGCTAATACACACCACAAATCACAAACTGGAAAGTTTAAAGTGATTAATTCTTTTGGTAGAGATACTTGGTTAGACCAAGCAGCTATCCAAAGCAAGCAAGTACCTGACAATATGAAATGGTACAGTTCTGATGGTGTAAAAGTTG